CACATGGTGTGGCAAAGAATAAAGTTAATGCCATTGTGACAGTCTGAGAACCTGCACACGGGGGGCGCGGATGCCCCCCACCCATCCTGTAGACTTACAGAGTCAACCGCAAACGACACCATGGCAACCGCAACCGACTTCACGATCAGCGCAGCAGTCAACAGCAGCGCCATTGCCCATCTTGAGATCATTCGCGCAGAAGGTGATTGTTACGATCTGTTGGTAACATTCAACAGTAGCGACAAAGTATACCGCTACGCTTGGGAAGATGAAGGAGAGTGTGAGCGTTGGTTTGCACTTCTCTCAAACGATGAAGACAAAGCGGCGACAAGTTGGGGGCAATTGTTTAACCGTGCTCTGAAGCATGGTGACATTGAACAGATCGAAGTCTGATCCTAAAGTATAAAAGAGGGGGCAACTTTCGCCCCCTTTCTTTATACTTTTTTTTTATAATACCGGCAGGCAGGGGGCGTGGCGACCATTTCATCATCAGGCGTACCCCCGCCCTCTTTCGATTGTCCCCATAGTCTACAGGCACCACCGACCCATAAAACCTCTGCAGTGGACGGTTTGACCGCTGGCACAACCTGGATGGATCTGCCCCCCATCTGCCCCCATACTGGTATCAGTTCACCACACCACACCGATGAACTTCCACCTTCTCACCCGTATCGCTGTTCGCAGCATCCTGATTCAGCAGGGTGCCATGAGAGGCGCTGAGATCGTCCGCAGCATGGGTCTGGATCCTGCTCGCCACAAGGGCACCATCCATGCTGTTCTGGTCGATCTGGAGCGCCTTGGAACCCTCTCAGCAACGCGCCATGAAAAGACGGGCAAGCGTGAGTATTGGAGCATTGAACCCGATGCGATCCGCTGGCGTGATCGCATCGTTGCTGCTCTGATCGGTTGACCCATACGGGAGAGGTTGACCCCTCTCCCCTCCTATGGTAGGATTCCTGCAGTTCGCCAATTCTTTATTTTTTACAACAATGGAAACTGTGATTGCGTTTTCTGATGAGTTTGAGATTGTTGAAGATCCTTCAAACTTTGTTCACATCATGGATGGTGAGCAAACTGTTCGTATTTCCATGCCTCGGGATATTCTGAATGACCTTGTGAGGCAAATATACAGTAGGGTAGACTTTCATATGTAGTAGGGTAGACTTTCTCTTATTAGTTCACACCACACCACTCAATGAACTATCCCATCACCAACGCCCGTCAGATTGAAGAGGATCGGGCACTTGATCTTCAGGAGTACATTGAAGAAAACTGGGGAGATCTTCAAGAGTTTTGGAATCATGAAGACTTCCCCATTGATGAGTACGGATACTGCATTCAAAAGTAACATTTAAGGGGAGCAAATTCGCTCCCTTTTTTTATACTTTTTTTTACTTCTATGATACGGTAACCTTGAGACCAGTTTTGTCTGTATTTGGAAGACATTGTACCATGAAGGTTTTGCATATGTAGGTTATTTTCTTTACACCATTTTGATAAATTAAAAACTTCAAACTTTTCACCATTCTTATTTTCAATTATAAAAGTTTTTGCTAATGAATGCTCTACATTTCTCTGAGAATTGCACCATTCTAAATTATCAATCGAATTATTTGATCTGTTTTTATCAATATGGTTAATTTGTGGAAGATTGTCTGGGTTTGGTATAAATTCTTCGGCAATCAACCTATGAATATAATAAGAAGTTTTATTTAATTTAACTCCCAAATACCCTTTACACCGATGAAACTTTTTTAATTCTTTTCCTTTTGAATTATAAAAACTACCATCTTCTGATATAAAGTAACCAGGATGATTTCTTAATTCTTTCATATAATTAAATAACTCTGGTTTATTTAGGTTCTACTTATAATCCTAGCACGCCACCCCCACCTTAGGTCAACCCCCTGACCGATAAGGATTCCTGATCACCCAAACCCTTGGCAGGTGCTCTGGATCGTGTAGGATACCTGCAGTTCACACCACTGAACCAATGACCCGCACCAACGTTCTGCCCATGGATCGCGTCACCGTGACCCTGACTGAGGCACAGTGGAGCACGATCCGAACCGCAGTGCTTTGCCTTGCTTGCGACTGCCGCACCGCTGGCAAGCACACCGATGCCACCTACTACCTGAACGCCTACAACAACCTGAAGGTAGCGATGGGAATGGACGCCTGACCTAGTGGCACAAGGGGGATTGCAAGATCCCCCTCCGTGCCCTTATACTGATCTCAGTTCACACCACACCACCGATGCGAACCTTCTCACCCGCTTCCGACCTTCAAACCCGCCAGACCGTGTGGGCACTGCTGAAGAACGGTTCTCCAGTCTGCGCCAAGGGAGAACCTGGCATCCTAACAGCAGTGGAGATCGCTGGGTTCTTCTTCAGGAAGTATGGCAAGGATCTCAAACCGCTGGAGATCTGATACAATACAGGGGGGAGAGCAATCCCCCCATCACCACCATCACACCACACCACCATGAACACCTTTCTCACCGCTGAAGAAATCCTGCAACTGGTAACCACTGGTATGGTTACATTGACTGAGGATCTTATGATCAGAATGTCAGAATCTTATGAAGAATCTGAATGGTACAATGATCCCAACAATGTGATGTCCCGTCATCATTATTGATTAGTGGTAGTTTCATCTTTTTTGATCATTATGACCATTGCAACTTTACACTCTGAATGGCAAATCGCTTTTGCAGAATGGCATCGCCACCGCACTGATGAATGTGCCGAAGCAGAGAAAAATGCAAGGGTTAGTTATCTCTCACTCATTCGTGAGATGAGAAAAGCAAAGATTAGATCTCGAACAGAATAGTCTCGACGAGATCACACACATCAATCTAGTCGAGATGCACATCATACACATCTCGTCGAGAATACACATACATCACATAATCTAGTCGAGATCGCACACATCAATCTAGTCGAGATTACACACACATCACATAATCTCGACTAGATACACACACCTACAACATACAATCTCGACGAGATTGTACACATTTAACACACATTCGCAACTAGATTCATGCACAACACATCACGCCAAATTAACTCAATCGGGTTCACAATTACTTATCAAACACCATACAATCAATGCGAATGGCGTACACAATCATTCACAACTAGAGAAGAGGCAGAGAGAATGATTGCATTCTATAAGTCTTGTGGAAGTCCTGCTAAGTTTGTATAAAGAACTAACTCAGGATTAAGTGTAGTTTGTTAGTCAGTGGTGTGGTTTAGTTCTCTACACTTAGTCCTGTCTTAGTTCTTTATACTTTATACCTTCTGCTGTTTGAGTTTAGTTAAAACAACACTGTTTGAGTTTAGTTAAAACAACACTGTTTGAGTTTAATTAAATCAGTGCTGTTTGAGTTTAATTAAATCAGTACTGTTTGAGTTTAATTAAATCAGCACTGTTTGAGTTTAATTAAATCAGCACTGTTTGAGTTTAATTCACTTAGTACTGTTTGAGTTAAATTAAATCAGTACTGTTTGAGTTAAATTAAATCAGCACTGTTTGAGTTTAATTCACTTAGTACTGTTTGAGTTAAATTAAATCAGTACTGTTTGAGTTTAATTCACTTAGTACTGTTTGAGTTCTTTATACTAACTGCCTGCTGCTGCGATTCCAACCACACAAGCGCCCGATCTGTCAAGCGTTTGCCCATAAGCGTCACTGATCAGTCGGATCTGATTTTTGGTATCCTGCGATACCTTTTGCCCTTGCGGGATCGTTGCCGACCCTTTACAGTGAGCGGAGCGAACCTTGAAAACCGAATAGGGCAACGGGCGGAGCGCGGGCGGCGCTGCGCTTCGCGGGCGACGTGTCGGGCGGGATCCCACGCGCACCGTTGCGCTATTTTTATATTTTTAAGATTCGCCATTCGGTTACATTTTTGTCCTTTATTTTTCACAGTCCCATGACACTTCTTGTCGGACAAGTTGAAACTCTCATGCCTGAACTTCTGCAGGCAATGGAAGACGCAGACGCTGCAAAGCGTCGCGTTGATGATCTCAAAGCGCAGATGATTGCGCTGATTGAAGAACCTCAAACGGTCAAGACTTGCTGGGGTTCGGTTACACTTAACCGTGGCAGACGCACGGTTAAGGTTACAGATAAGGCGCTGAATGCGCAGATCACACTACTTAAGGAGAGCGGAATCTCCGAGGGTAAGTGTGAGGAATCGGTAGGATCTCCTTTCGTCACTGTTAGGAAGTCCGACCGATAAGTTACATTCAGGGAGGCGGAATCGCCTCCCTATTCTTTCACCTTTCACCCACAAGATCAATGCAAACAAAATTGCAGAATCAAGCGATTGTCGATGCAATCGCCTCTAAAATTGTCAGCGAACTCTACAATCGAGTGCGCTATTCCTGTGACGATCTCTTCATTGAGATGCACAAGTATCATGAGGATTGTATCAATGAGAGAGAGTTCTTCTACGATGATTCTAACAGTGAAAAACTAACCTTCGATTGTATCTGGGACTTGATAATTAACACCGAACTTTATAACATCTACGATAGTTTGGAAGGTTACTCTCAGGAAGCGGTCAAAAATTACGTCAGGGAAGTCTATCCTGACTGGCGCGATTCAATCGACTGAGTTACATTTAGGGAGGCACTTCCACCTCCCTATTTCACACAAACCACACCGCTATGAAATTCTACCAACTGTTTATTCTCTCCGATAATAGTATCGGTGAGCATTGTGTTGATCATGAAGTCTACCTAAGCGAAGATTTTGCCATGAAAAAAGGGCAGCAAATCTACAACTGCAACAACAACGTGACGGGTTACGTTGTTGTTGAAATTAACAACAATAAGCGCCGTATTGTGTATCAGGCAGTCGATAAAGAAGTCTGCCATTTGTATGACTTTAACGGAGAAAGAATCCTCGCAGTGTACTAGACTACGCGATTAAGTTACACTTAAGGGCGGCAATCTTCCGCCCTTTCTTTCACCTTTCACCTCATTTTCAAGACAATGACTGTTACGATTAAGACAAACTATGTTCCCCGCGAGTGCACTATGGGGATGTATCTTTGGGGTAGTTTGAAACAGCAACTCAAAGCGCAGTTCGACTACCTTACCGAAACAGAATTCGACGATACCGAATTCTTCAAATATCGCGGAGTTTGGTATTCTGTGAGCGACTTCATTCGCGTGGTTGCTGCACCTCATGAGCACCTTTATGGGTGGGATGGGTACAGTTCCGACTCCTACTTTAGTGGAGTTGTTATGAAATACTGCTACGATGGCACTGTCATCGTGGGCACCTATTTCTCATGAGTTAGTTACACTTAGTGGGCGGCAGTTGTTTATACTCTGCCGCCCCAATCACGAACGATTAGTATAACTTATTCGTTCGTGTTTGACAGTTAAGCGATCCTTATGGGCGGATCGGGCGGATGCGATATAAAAACCCAACACTACCCTAACCTACAAAAGTAAATATAGACTGTGTTTTACTTGACAAATAAAAAATTTTCCAGTATAAAATACTCAAAAAATACCCTTAACAAAAAATCCACCCTATGAAAGAAACTCAGTACCCAGGATATTATATTACAGAAGACGGAAGGGCATATAGAAAACCCACAAAAAGGGATTCATCCGGAAAAATAGATGAAAATGGTTTAATATACTTAAAACCCAGTCTTAGAGGAAATCCAAGAAATAAAAAATATCAATATGAGTGTATTAATATTTCATTATATGATGAGAATGGAAAATTTGTAAAGCAAATCAAAAAAAGCATTCATCAATTAGTTGCAGAAACTTTCATTCCAAATCCGAATAATTATTCAGAAATAGATCATATTGATAGAAATAAGAAAAATAATCATATAAACAATTTACAGTGGTGTAATAAACTTCATAATATGAGATGGAGTTCTGAAGAAAATGCAAAATATTTTAAACTAACTGACATAATTACAAATAAAATATATGAAGGGGAAAATCTTCAAAAATTTATTAGAGAAAACTGGGAATGGATTTCAAAAAGAACAAAAATCAATAATGATAGAAAATTTACAAGTCATTTGATAAGAAAATATAAAAAACAAGCAGTCGTAAATGGGTTTATTCTTAAAAGATAAAGACTCATATATAAAAACAACCCTCATAATCACTTAGATGAAAAAAAATTCCGGAGATATTTTTGAGTCCATAGAGATCGACCCAATTACAGGACAGTATTACATCACCATACCAGAACAAATTATGAATGAATTGCAGTGGTACGAAGACACTCGAATTAAATTTTCAGTTGAAGGTGGCGAGGTCATTTTATCAGAGGCGGATTGACTTCTTATAGATACTGTTGTATGATATGAATGCAATTACTTTCTATTATGGCTAAAGGTTTTACAGTAAAAGCAAAGGCACCAGTTGCCTCACAAGAACAAGAATGGGACTATAATCTAGCAAGAGAAATGGTGAAAGGAAAATCCATTGTCTTTTGTCTACCAGGAAGAGGAGTCTCATATACCTACCTCAAAAACTTTGTACAACTTTGTTTTGATCTTGTACAATCGGGAGCAAGTATCCAGATCTCGCAAGACTATTCATCGATGGTAAACTTTGCAAGATGCAAATGTTTAGGTGCGAATGTACTGCGTGGACCAGATCAGATTCCCTGGGATGGCAAACTGAATTATGATTGGCAACTTTGGATTGACTCCGACATTGTTTTCAATACTGAAAAGTTTTGGCAACTTGTACTGATGGACAAGGACATTGCTTCTGGATGGTATGCAACAGAAGACGGTCACACAACATCAGTGGCGCACTGGTTGGATGAGGATGATTTCAGAGGTAATGGTGGTGTGATGAATCATGAAACCGTTGAAAGTATCTCAAAGCGTCGGAAACCATTTACAGTTGACTATGCAGGATTTGGATGGCTTCTAATTAAGAACGGAGTCTTTGAACATCCAGAAATGAAATATCCTTGGTTTGCACCAAAGATGCAAGTCTTTGAATCTGGACAGGTTCAAGATATGTGTGGAGAAGATGTATCATTCTGCCTCGATGCAAAGGAAGCAGGATTTGAGATTTGGTGTGATCCTCGTGTTCGTGTCGGTCACGAAAAAACCCGCATTCTATAATTATGACAGAAACTTACAATATCCTTTGTAAGGGTCGTAGAATCTATGCAAGTCTTACAGAGGAAGAATATTTCAATGTTATGGAGGATCTGTCGATAGAGTTTTATCAGACAGGTTCTCCAAGACCTGAAGATCTTGAAACTGAAATTTTAACGGAGAATCAATTATGGCAAAAGTCGGATCACTGAAAAATAGTTCTTATAATCCTGGTCCACCTAAGAAGTCTCGTCAAGGAGAAGGTGGGGGCACTAAGTATGCTTCGTCTTCTCGTAATAAAGCACGTAAGAAATATAGGGGTCAAGGTAAAGGATGACCTTTAATTTAACACTCTACACCTATCTCGCTCCAAGTAAAGTTTGTAGTGGGGTAGGTGTTTTTTCTTTAGTGAATATACCAGTAGATACTCTAATATTTTCACCAGGTCCCATGGTGAAAATATTATGGACTCAAGTGAATGAAGCACTTAAAAAAAGACTTGAGACTTTAACCTATTATGATAATGAAGGATTTTGGGTCGATTCGGATCTTGCAAAATTAGGACCCCAATATTATATAAATCATTCACATAATCCTAACGTAGCATATAACAAAAACACTGGCGAATTATATGCAATACGTAATATTCAAAAAGATGAAGAATTAACAGACTACTATTTTCCCGGAGAAAGAGATTGGCTTACTTAAATCATAGTTTACCTGATTGGTCTTGTTATATTCGCAATGAATTTCTTTATAATCATAAAAAAGGTCATGGTGGAGTAACTAAATGTGATGTTCACTCTGTTGCAAGTATAGAAAAACGTGTACCTCTTTTTGAGGCATTTTTGGAAAACGGTGTAAATTGGACTAGAAGACCTCTACACGCTTTTTGTTGGGATCCTAATGCTGCGATAGAACCTCTTGAGAACATTATGTATTGGGATTGTTTTTCTCCATATATTGATGTTCAAAGAAGACATAGACTTGCCAATTTAGATGCTCAACTTATTCGCCCAGACGGAAAAAAAGTATTAGGAACATATATGTTCACCCTTGATTGGTCATGGGAAAACAAAGGAGTGCTTGATTTGAACTTTTCAGAAACTCCAGAACATAAATGTGCTCATCTATTTAAGGTTGAAACTGGTAATTATTATGCATATCCAAATAATCGTATTATTTGGTATGATAATGCTTGGGTTTTTAATAGAATAGATAAAAATCCTGGATATGAAATAGACATGACTGCATATTCTGTAGAAAATAAACGAAAAATTGAAACTTCAGATCATTACATTTACGAAATCACTGATTTAGAACAAAAATAAATAACTTTTTTACACTAAAACTGAATTGAAACAGTACTCAATGGGTAAACACCTACTTTTAGAGGTGTATGATGTTGATTTTGAAGTGATTAACAATGCTGAATCACTTCAAGATGCTATGATTAGAGGCATAAATCGCGCAAAAATGACTATTTTGAACACATTTTCCCATTGTTTTGTTCCTCAAGGGTGTACAGTAGTCATTGCACTAGCAGAAAGTCATGTTTCTTGCCATACTTGGCCAGAAAATGGATGTTTAGCAGTTGATGTTTATACTTGTGGGGATGGAAATCCAAAATTAATTGCTTTAGAACTATTAAAATACCTAAATTCAGACAATTATAATATTAGAGAAATAGATCGTTAAATACAAATAAGGAGATAGCAACCTCCTTTATAAAAGTTCTGTTTTATTCATTAAAACAGGAGTTAAAATGTCAAATTTACCCGTTGATAGAGATTGGGAATACATGAAATCGATGTGGGGAACTACACATCTTATCACTGATTACCAATCCCAACCTCAAAAAAGAGTTATTCAAGAAGTTATGCACGATCTTGCACCTCGTCATGACTTAAAAAAACAACAAGAGTTACATGAAAAAATTCGTAATGATGATGATTATGATGATTGGGACTATGGAACTGAACCAACATATGGAACATCTTGGAAATCATCATAAATAAGTAAAGAATTTATCTAAAAATGGCAGTCACTAGGATATCCAGATCTTTTAAGGATATTAGTTTATCTTTTGACCCACATCCTGTGACTAAAGATCTATCTGTTTTGACAAATGAACGCGCAATTATTCGCTCAGTTCGTAATTTAGTCGAAACAATTCCAACTGAAAGGTTTTTTAACCCTACACTTGGATCAGATGTAAGAAGCAGTTTGTTTGATTTTGTTGATTATGCAACTGCTTCTACAATTGAAGATCAAATTATTGAAGTAATTAATAATTATGAACAAAGAGTAACAAATGTAATTGTTCAGGTTGACCCCATACCAGATCTTAATGAATTTGAGGTGACCATTACATTCGATATTATTGGACAAGAAATACCAGCACAACAGTTTTCATTCATACTAGAGGCAACAAGATAAAATGCCTTTTACTAAATTTACAAATCTAGATTTCGATCAGATAAAGACCTCGATCAAAGATTATCTCCGTGCTAACTCTACATTCACGGATTTTGACTTTGAAGGGTCTAATTTTTCTGTTTTAATTGATACCCTAGCATATAACACATATATTACAGCATTTAATTCTAATATGGTTATAAACGAATCCTTTTTGGATTCGGCAACTGTAAGAGAAAATGTAGTATCTCTTGCAAGGAATATTGGATATGTACCTTACTCTAGAAATTCTGCAGCCGCTACAGTATCATTTACAGTAAGTGTAGCACCTAATAGTTTCCTGCAGGACAATACACCAGTTTATACCCCTACAGTGACCTTACAGGCGGGTCTGGTATGCACTGGATCTGTAAAAGGAACCTCTTATGTATTCTCTATTCCTGAAAATATTACAGTTCCAGTAGTAAATGGTGTAGCGACATTTAGTAATATATCAATCAAAGAAGGAACCTTTCTTACCAAAAGATTTACTGTAAATGCTTCTTTAGATCAAAGATTTATATTAGACAACTCATTTATTGATACCTCTACAATTAGAGTCTATGTTAAAGGATCAAGTGATAGTGGACTAGGGGTAAAATATTCATTAGTCGATAATATTTTTAAAGTTAACTCAACTTCTCAAGTATTCTTAATTCAAGAAGTTCAAGATGAAAAATATCAATTACTTTTTGGTGATGGATTTTTTGGTCAAAAACTTGAAAACGGTGCAATTATAACTACGAATTATATTATAACAAGTGGAAAAGATGGAAATGGAGTAGAAACATTCTCTTTTGCAGGTTCTTTAAGAGATGCTGATGATAATAATGTAATTTCACAAAATACAATCACAGTTACTACAAATCAAAAATCACAAAATGGATCTGATATTGAAACTATAGATTCAATTCGTTATTTTGCTCCAAGATTATATGCTTCTCAGTATAGGGCAGTAACTGCAAATGATTATGAGACGATTATAAAATCCAAAATTTATGGAAATGCAGAATCAGTTTCGGTTATTGGTGGTGAAGAATTAACTCCACCCCAATTTGGGACGGTGTTAATTAGCATTAAACCAAAGAATGGTACTTTTGTTTCTGATTTTGATAAAGAAATTATACTTTCAAAGTTAAGACAATACTCAGTTTCAGGTATTAATGCAAAAATTATAGATCTCAAGATTCTTTATGTTGAGATTGAATCA